CCCCGCCCCCGCCGCCTTCGGCGGCAAAAGAAAAACAAAAAAAAGATGCAGAAAATCAAAAAAAAATGCTAAAAAATGCAAATAAACATCTCCATATCTTAGCAAGAATCCAAAAAAATACAATTGTAAAATAATATAAACAATCCTTACTATTATTGTTTATATTAGAGAACAGTGTAAATGCAAATGTTTTCAAAAACTAATACAACTCCGGAGCTTGCTTCGCATCTCCAACACCAAACTACAACTTTGTCCGGACGAATCAGAAAAAACACACTTTTTCCAGACAAAGTTCTCCCATCGTCTACATCCCGTCTTATATTTATCACTTTATGTTGTTTAATAGGTAAAATTTCAGCTTATATACCACCACCACCACTATCCCTACAAACTCCTAGAGATATATCTCTATTTTCATCAAATAACCACCATTTAGATCCAAAAACACTCAAAAACCTAGAACGATTGTTTTATTTAAAAAATCGCAGATATTCGCCATATAAAAACAAATATACTTCCCAAGATGCATCCGGGATTCGTCCAACCTCGGATCAAACATACGAAAATTGGACACCAATTTTAAATGAGGGAGAACAAAACCAAGAAGAATCGTATCACGACGATGAATTTGGTGACGACGACGACGAATTCGATTTTGATTTTGGTGAAACGCAAAATAATTTAGAAATAAATAGATTACATTCCAAAAAAAGAGATTCTACGATAGGATTTATAGACCCTCTTGGTATTTATCGTTATAAGAACCCAGTAATTTATAAAAAAGCTATTCGACAACATCGGAGAACCCAACCCAATAATGGCAACTCTAAAAAAGAATTCGGCAACAATTTTGGCGGTGGTAGCGGCGGTGGCTCCGCCGGCATTGGAAGCGACGACGGAAATTTTCAGATTCTAAGAAATCCAGAATATACTTTTCATGATGTAGGCGGATATGATAAAATAAAAGCTGAATTATTACAGACTTCCGATATTCTTTTGAATTACGAAAAATACGCAAAATATAATGTCCGTCCTCCAAAAGGTATTATTTTTGAAGGCCCACCTGGCAATGGAAAAACTTTAATGGCCAAGGGTTTTAGTGGAGAACTAAATGTAAATTTTATTCCAGTTTCTGGAAGCGAATTTTCCGAAAAATATGTAGGTGTAGGTGCATCTCGTATTCGAGAACTTTTCAAATTAGCCAATGAGAATAAACCTTGTATTATTTTTATAGATGAAATTGATGCACTAGCTCGTAAACGCGGTATGGATTCAGTAAGTTCAAATTCAGAGAAAGATCAAACTCTAAACCAACTATTGATAAATTTGGACGGATTTAAAAAATCGAATGGTGTATTTGTAATTGGTGCGACAAATCGCATTGACCTCCTTGATCCGGCACTTATGCGCCCTGGACGCATCGATAAGAATATTTTTATTGGAAATCCAGACGCAGATACACGCCGCGAAATTTTAAAAATTCATACGGCTGGAAAACCGATGGAACAACGTATTACAGTAGATATGATGGTAGAAATGACAAGCGGATTTTCAGGGGCTCAAATAGAAAATTTACTGAATGAATCCATGTTGAAAGCCCTCCGAGATAACCGTACAATGATTTCTATAGATGATTTGGAATATATTATTGGTCGTATTTTGGCGGGTTGGCAATCTACTGAATCCAAATATTCCGACGATATTATAAAGCGCATTGTAATTCATGAAATGGGTCACGCAATTGTCGGGTTTTTCTGTAAAAACCATCCAAAATTAGTAAAAGTATGTTTGAATTTATGGTCACCCAAAACACCCGGATATACTATATTTGAAAATACCGAAGAAAATGTGAATATTTATACCAAAGACGGACTTTTTTCACATTTGATGGTATTGCTGGGCGGTCGTATTGCCGAAGAACTTTTTTTCGGTGTTTCTGTGACAACAGGTGCGCGAAAAGATTTGGATGAAGCGTATAAATTGGCACAAAGTATGATTCAGCAATATGGTATGGGAAAACAAAATATATATCCTGATTTAAGTGATCATTCCAAGTATTTAATTGACCAAGAAATTAATAAATTATTAATGATGGCAAATGATCAAGCAGCCGAAATTATATCCAATAGTCGCGATTTTATATTAGAAACGAGTGAAATTTTGAAACGCGACAATTTATTAAAACCGGAACAAATAGTAGAAATTTTGAATACCAAATATCCAGAATTGGTAAAAGCGTATCAAATCTCCGAGTAAGGACCGTTCGAACCTAACACATCAGGCGAATCCTTCTGAATATACGCAATTTTTATGATGATTTCAAACATATTTTGATATCATCCTATACATCAATGCTGACCATCTCGGCTCATGAGAACTAAATATCTAAACTAATTACATTCTTATCAGATTTAGGTTTTCTGCGATTTGAGCGCTTTGGCATAGTTGCATTCTGCATATCTTTCATACTTGCAATACTAATTAATGAATCATTTTCGTCATATCTAGGAGGCGGTTGCATCATAAGCCCCGATTCTTCGCGTGTTGGTTCGGCGACCAAAGGCGCAGAAGTAACTGCCTCGCGAATATTCACCGTTTTAGTTTTTAATCCAGATAATATACTATCTATATCAGAAATCTTTGGTCCTGACATTTCTGGACGCATCACCGGAGCGGGTTGTGGCGGTTGTGGCGGTTGTGTCGGTTGTGTCGGCTGTTGCACCGTAGCTGAAACGGATTGATATCCTTGATTTGTATCAACCCCTTGTTCTCGAAACATGGCGCCGCGTCCCATAGAAATATCTGGGCGATTTGATACAGAGGGTGTTGTAAATTGCATACCAGGTCTAGGCGGTGCAGGTTGATTGCGAGTTTCTATTGGAACGGGCGGAGGTCCAGTCATTTGTGACGGTTTATTGTTATTTAAAAGCTCACTGGCAAATGCCATTCCAGGCGATGTTTTCTTCATAGAATCAACAGTTGCACTTGTAAACATTTTCATCAATCCTGGGTTTTGTCGCATGACATCTCCAAACCCGGGTACTGCGCGCGAAAGAGATGTATTACTAAAATGAATCACACTTGCACTAAATGCTAATTTTAATAATAAACTCAATTCAGGGCTCATTTTGCCACCTTTATACTTCTCATATAATTGTTCAAAAATTTCATCATAGGAATCAATATCTTCACTTACGGATTCGCCCCAACCATCCAAATTTACATCAAATGGATTCAAAAATGCATTTCCATATTCAATCGTATTTACCATAGTAATCATCCAATTTTGTTGAATTTTTACGGAATCGCGTTTACGCTTGTCTTCAAGAGCACCTTCATATTCGTCTTCAATCTCTTCATAATTTGAATCCATAGTAAATCTATTGGGCGTTTTAATCAAACCTTTTTCATACCAATCGTCCAAATTTCGCAACATGGTGCGTTTTTTACGCCGGCGCTCACGCTCCGAAAGTGTCGTGGGTACAAATGCCGCATTTCTTTGAGGTACTTCATTTATTTTAGAATAACCGTCCCAAGTTTGGCGATTACCGCCAATAGTTTCTATTGTATCTTGGCCTAATCTCGAATCCGTAGTATCCTCGTTAAGTATTCTAATATTGTTTTCTGAAGGTCCATTTTTACTACCACCACCAAAAAAACTGCCAAACATACCACTGATTGATTTTGTTTCGGAGCTGTTACCACCGCCACCACCGCCACCGCCACCACCTCCACTCAATTTTCTTGCGGTTTCTGTACCGACAGACAAATCATTTAATTCGGTTTCAATATCATCCAAATCTTTCATATCTATTGTAGTAGAAAAATCCGAATTTTTGACTTTATCATTCATTAATAATTCAATACCACTGCCAAAATTAGAAGAAGATGAACTACTAAATTCAACTGGTTCGCTAAAGTTGATTTGAATGGGATCAAGCTCATCTAAATTTATATCTATAGTTTCCATTATTTTTAAGATTAATATTATAAATATATAATTTTAATCTCTAAGTTCTCCGCGAAACAATAATTATTTTCCAAGAGTCCGTCCGTCCGACCGACCGACATATGAGATTATTTGGTTTATTTCATAGAACACTCTTCACTTGTTACCAATTTATAAAATGAGAACTTTTCGCCATATTTTGAATATTGTCTCAATATATAATAAATAAACCCAACTATAATAATTACAATAATTGCATTGTTAATATTTTTTCGAATATCATTATATTCCAATATATAATCCTCCATCTTTTCTTTCTTTTCTAAATATTTTACATGCATTTTTAAAGTCTGATCTATCATAAGAAGAGCTAATACTGGGAATGCAAAATACCATTTAGATTTAATAGCCATAATATACAAAACATATACAAAGAGCGTTTTTAACCAAATAATACCTATATGTGATTTACTATCCACATCTACTAATGTAAATAAGAAAAAGAATGCAACAATTGCAATAGCATGTCTAAAAAAAACATTTGTTTTTATAAACCGTTGTAAATCGCAATTCATCATAGTTGCCAAATAACCAAATAGCATCCAAAGATAAAGTCCTGAAAGTGCTACTGTAGTATCAAATGTGCCTTCTAACATAATATTATTTTGTTTGATAATATATAATATTATGTTATGTTATTTTAGTTTTGTGCAAAATCTTCATTATTCCAGAGAATTTTCTATATACCAAATACCTTGTAAAAAACTGTCAGCCAAGTCGTCTTTTTTGGTAGTTTCTAATATAGTTTCCCATTTATGTTTACATTCCGGATGTTGATCTAATAATTGTTTTGTATATGCAATAGAATCTATTTTGTGATTTTTATATTTTTCACGGTCGCTAACCTGGGTACACGGATTAGATTGGCGCTGCGAAGCATCATAATTTTTGAGTTTATTTCTAGAAGATATAAATTCTATATTACATAAATCATCTAAATTACGCATTACAAAATATTGTGTTAATAGACCTTGTATAGTAGACATTCGTGATGCAATTGGCGATATTTGGTTCTCAATGAGAACATCTGTAACACCCTTCATAGTTTCAATTGCGTCAAATTTATCTCGAATATTTCGTGCAATAGTAATAATACTCTCTTTGTTGGAATTTCGAGGTTGTTTATTTTCAATGAGATTTAAACATTGTCGATTAAAAAAATCCAGGATTTTTTGTATAAGATCCTGTTTTTTTTCTTTCAGAGAAACATCTTCTATATTATACAATAATGCAATTTTATATAGTTCTCCTATTTTCTGTTTTTTAAGATAGGTTGGATATGTATTCTTTGATGGCATCATATATCCAGATTTTTTTCCATGTTTTTCACAATAATATGAGCCCTCTTTTTCGTATTTTGCGCGTTTATTGCAAAAAGTTCTCGGCATGCTCGGCGTTTCTCCGTCGGCACTTGTTTGAGAGAACTTACGACGATTATCTAAGCAATATGTACATGTTTTATGTATAGGCGGTTCTTCCAATAAATTAATAGTATTCCAATCTATGATAGACCACGACCATTTTGACGGGGAATGTGCAACGGATGGGTCGCGGTAAATATCAAAAATGCAATATGCCATATTTTTTATACCTACATCAAAACTAATTATTTTTTTAGATGATGTCGGAAGGTCGGAGTCTTTTTGACATATAACGCGATATTCTTCCGAAACTTGTTCTCCTTCTGACATCTAATTTATAGAAAAATATATGTATTTTTAATATATCAGTGATATATTATCCGTGATATATTATCTTTATCTTCATTTTACAAATGATTTTTTTGCAGAT